GTCAATCTACCCCCAAGATCTTGGCTTAGACTTTATCGAGGGCTTGCAGGACAAGGAGATCGTTTGGGGCCGTAAGGTAAAAGATTCCCCCGCAGTTTCACAACCACCACAGAAGTTTTTCGGAGGAGGCCCTGACTAACGTGACTATAAAGTATCAACAAGAGTTTTTATCGACTGTTGTTGAGGACATAAAACCTTTGCTTAAGGAGCATTGGGAAGAGATAGCCCTCAACAAGGAAAAGATAAAGCTCAACCCCGACTGGGATACTTACGAAGAGTTAGAACATCAGGGCAGGCTGAAGGTGTTTACTGCCAGACAAGACGGTTCTTTGGTAGGATATTTTGTTGTTATAGTGTCACACCATATACACTACAAAGACCACCTGTTTGCCTCAAACGATATTATCTACCTAAGCCCAAAGCATAGGAAAGGTTTTACAGGTATCAAGCTGATAAAGTTTGCTGAAAAGCACTTGAAGAAGGATGGTGTTTCAGTGATGGTTATCAACAGCAAAGACCATAAGCCGTTTCACTCCCTCATGGAGTTTCTGAAGTTTAAGCCCGTAGAGAGGCTGTATTCTAAATACATAGGAGATTAATATGGCTGTTTCTGCGGGTTTTGCTTTAGTCACTACTGCCACTACTGCTGCTGGCGCTGCTGCTACTGGAGCTGCTATCACTTTTGCTTCGGGAACAGCCTTCGCTCTTACAGGCTTTAGCGCCCTAGCAGCTCAGTTCCTTGTTTCCACCGCCCTAGGTGCAGCCCTAAACGCCCTTACTCCAAAGCCTTCTGTAGGTGCTAGAGGCTACAATGTCACTCAGACTGGCTCTGCCTTAGACCATCAAATTATCTATGGTACAGCCAAGTGTGGCGCTGTCCGTATCTTTGACACTACCACAGGTAACAAGAACAAATTCCTACACCGGGTCCTTGCCTTCGCAGCACATGAGATCGAAGAGTTCGAAGAGATCTATGTGAACGACGAGTTAGTCACCCTAGATGTCAATGGTAATGTCACCTCGCCTGAAAAGTACGACGGTAAGATCAGGATCAACAAACATTTAGGTGCATCTGATCAGGCGGCGGATGCAGATCTTATCTCAGAGGTCGAAGACTGGACGTCTAACCACCGGCTTCGTGGCATTGCGTATCTATATGTTCGTCTAAAGTTTAGCACTAAGGCTTTTCCTAACGGTGTCCCTGAAATCTCGGCGGTCATCAAGGGTAAGAAAGTCTATGACCCAAGGACTGAGGCTACGGTTTGGTCGGATAACCCTGCTCTCTGCATCAGGGACTACCTGACGAACAATTCCTACGGTATGGGCGAAGAATACGACAACATTGACGACGACAAGGTCATTGCAGCAGCTAATGTGTGTGACCTGACTGACACCCCAGACAGCAGCGCTCGGTACAGTGGCGTATGAAGGCAGCCTCTTGGGTTGCTCCAGACCTGACGCTAGACGAAGACGACCTAAGATCCTCTATCACTGTAAGTACTCGGCACTCCCGTAGGGATAACTACAACACCGTTAAGGGTACGTTCAGGGGCGAGGAAAGCAACTGGCAGATCACTGACTACCCAGAAGTCTCTAACCAAGCGTTCTTGGATGCTGACAATGGGCAAGAGTCTTCTATTGATCTAGCTCTGCCTTTCACTGATAACTCTGTAGAAGCTCGCAGGATAGCTAGGGTTGCTTTGGAGAGAAACAGGCAGCAGCTCACCGTACAGGCTTCTTTTGGCCTAGAGGCTTTTCAGTTGCAGGTCGGAGACAATGTCTACATAACAAACTCTCGTTTTGGCTGGACCAGTAAACCTTTCGAGATTACCTCTTGGACCTTTGGTGTTGTCGGAGAGTATGACTTGCAGGTCAATATGACCATCAGGGAAACTGCTGAGAGCATCTTTGATGACATTGACGATGGTGTAGTTTATGAAAGAGACAACACAACGCTCCTATCTCCTTTCGAAGTCCCTAGCATCGGACTAGAACTTACGGCAGTTGCACATGTCAGGTCAGAGAAGCTGCTGAACTCTCTCGAAGTTAGGGTAACAGCTAACGAAGAAGAGCGAGTAGATCTCGTAGAGGTACAAATTAAGAAGTCCTCAGAGGATGACACGTTGTACAAGGACCTAGGTTCTGGTGAACTTGGCATCTTTGAAGCTGTAGATTTAGATCGTGCAGACTATGATGTTCGAGCTAGAGCCATCAATACTTTTGGTGTTAAGGGCGACTACGTCACAAGCGAGGACTTCACAGTAGATGCCTTGTCTGATCCTCCAGCAGACGTTACAAACTTCACTAAGAACTTGAGTGGCGGAACCCTGTTCTTGACTTGGTCTCCTGTCGCTGATCTTGACCTGTCCTACTATCAGATCAAACGGTTTCCCGGTACAACAGGAGGCTCTTGGGCTACGTCTAACGTAGTTGTTGAAAAGGTAGCTAGGCCGGGAACTAGTGTAGCTATACCGGGTCAGTCTGGGACGTATTTCATACGTGCGTATGACAAGGGGGGCAACCCAAGCGAAAATGCAACTTCTCTTGTCGTACTGCCCTCTGAACTACCTCAGCTTGGCACTTCACAGGAACAAGTAGAAGACCCAACTTTCTCCGGGACAAAGACCAATGTTTCCGTTGATACCACACCTACCCCCGACGAGCTTATTGTTACAGACCTAAGTGCTGCAACTCCACAAGGAACCTATGAGTTTTCCAACTACATAGACACAGCTTCCTCTCGTACCGTCAGGGTGACTGGAGAGGTCACTTTCAACAGACATCAGCCTACTGCTGGTACTTGGGATGCTATCCCACAGAACTGGGAGACTTGGCCGGGAAACTGGGACCAATGGGACTCTGAGCAAGCTAACTTCGCAGACCACAGCGTGACTATCTATGTCGCTACTACTAACGACGACCCTTCTGGGTCTCCTACGTGGAGTAGTTGGTCACTTGCGGAAGGCGAGTTTACAGCCAGAGCTTTCAAATTCAAAGCAGAACTTAACAGTAACAACACAGGCGTGTCGCCAAGTGTAGAGACGCTTAAAGCGACAGTGGAGTATTAACATGTCACAACACGACTTTATCATTGACAACCAATCAGCGTCATCTGCTAGGGCGGACATTAACAATGCTCTACAGTCTCTGGCTAGTCTTTCATCTGGGGATACTGAGCCTAGCACTACATACGCAAATATGCTGTGGTATGAGACGGACACAAACCTCCTTAAGATGAGGGATGAGTCTAACGCTGCTTGGATTACTATCGGCTACTTTGATCAGGCAGCAGATGCGTTTCGTATCGTTGATGACACTCAGGTAGTCAACACCTCAGGCACTCAGACAGGTCTAATAGGAGGTCAGTCAACAGCTACGTGGCAGGCAGGCACTGGCAATATCGAAAGTCTTATCTCGCCGTCCCAACTGTCAGATGCAATCTTCTCTACTTTTAACATCAACCCCGGCGGGTCTACTTACTACCACCTTGACTTTGATTTCACTGCGGGTCTGGAGGTCAGGTTTGGTTACATCAACATGACAGGCACTAGTCAGACACATACGTTTTCTAGGGCTTTCTCAAACGAGGCTCTGGCTATATTTGTTCAGCGACAGGCCCAAGACAAAACAAAGATTATCCCCGTTGACCTGCTAACTACGACAACCTTTTTTACCGACACCGATGGATTTACGGACGACTTCTGGTACATAGCCATAGGCCGATAGCTGTTATTTTTGGAGAATTTATGCCTTATAAACTAGGAACTCGTAGCCTACAAAACCTCTCAGGTGTTCACCCTGATATGGTGTCTGTAGTTAAAAGAGCGATAGAGATCTCCGAACAGGACTTCTCTGTTATTGAAGGTATCCGAAACATCAACCGTCAGCGTGAGTTGGTTAAGTCTGGAGCTTCAACCACAATGAACTCCCGTCACCTTACAGGCCATGCGGTAGATATTGCGCCCTACCCTATTTCTTGGGAGTGGGAATACTTCTACCCTATCGCAGACGCTATGAAGCAGGCCGCAGAGGAACTTGACATAGATCTTGAGTGGGGTGGCGACTGGAAATCCTTCCCTGACGGACCTCACTATCAGCTCTCTCGTAAAGAGTATCCGTGATGTCTCTTGAGGACATCGAGAGTAGGATCGACAGGTTAGAGGGGGAGGTTATGGAGTTGCACAAGGACAAAAAAGAAATCCAGAACACTCTCCATAACATAGACAAGAGTCTGGTCAAACTTAACATGGTTATCGAAGGTTTGACCCAGAAGGAAAAAACTAGGAGCGACGCGATTAACAAGGTCTACATGTTTGTTATCGGGTCTCTGGTCGCCGCTGTGATGGCATTCATCCTCAACGGTGGCCTTAGCTGAGGAGATAAAACATGATCGCTGCACTATTGCCCATACTGGCCCCTATTATTGGGGATGTAGTAAACAAAGTAGTCCCTGACAGCAACAAGAAGGCTGAAGTCGAGCGAGAGATTAAACTGTCTTTGCTGGATCACAGCTCTAACTTAGAGAAGATGAGGGGCAACATTGTCCTTGCAGAGGCAAAGTCTCAGTCTTGGATAACCG